TTTTTTTTTTTTATAATTATTATATATTTATATATATTTTTTATATATTTTTATTTATTATATTTAATTTTTTGATTATTATTTATTGTATTTATATTATTGTTAATATATTGAATATCATACATATATAATTTTATATAGAAATTTATATTTAAAATATAAATTATATTAATAATTAATGGAAAAACCAGTTATATTATCTTTTGACGTAGGTGTATTTAATTTATCATATTGTATATTAACATATACTAATAATTGGGAAATAATAGAATGGAATAATATAGATTTAACAAATAAAACAAATGAAATATGTTTTTGTGGAAAAAAAGCAACTGTAAGTAATATTATTAATAATGAATTAATATATTATTGTAATAAGCATAGTAAACAAATAGAAATAAATACTGATTCTTTTGAAAATCATTATACAAAATGTGAACTTAAAACTTATCAATGTTGTTATAAAAATAAACAAAATGATTGTTGTAATAAAAATGCATCTTATTATTCAAATCAATATTATTGTACTATTCATGCTAAAACAGAATATAAAAAAACCAATAAAGATAAAGATATTAAAATACTAAAAAAAACTAAATTAACTTCTATAAATTTTGATGATATTAAAATTAAAATTATTACTGAATTAGATAAACATAAACATTTTTTAAATGTTAATTATGTAATAATAGAAAATCAACCATCATTTAAAAATCCAAGAATGAAATCTATAGCTTCAACCATATATGATTATTATTTAATAAGAGGTATTATGGATAAAGAACTTAATAAGTCTAATATTATTCAGGTTAAATTCCAAGCACCTTCAAATAAATTAAAATTAATAACTTTGGAAGATAAAGAAAAAATAACAAATATTAAAAATAATAAAACTCAATCGTCAAATAATAAAACATATAAAATTACTAAAGAGTTAAGTATTAAATATTGTTTAAATTTAATACAACATTTACCAGATAAGATAACGTTTTTAAATAATCAAAAGAAAAAAGATGATTATGCGGATAGTTTTTTACAAGGAGTTTATTTTTATAATAAAATAGTTTAAATATATAAAAGTTTTAAAATATACACTAATTATAATATAAAAAAAATGATATTTTTTTCTATTTAAATATTAATTTATATATATTATTAATGGAAATTATAAGAGATATTATTACAGTTTGTTCAGATCGTCAATCAGTAATTGATAATATCACGGTTTATGGAATTAATTCAAATGATCATATAACAATAAAATATACTATAAATAATATTATAAAATATGTTAAATATCAACCAAATAAGAAAACACATATATATGTATATTTTGAAATATTAAATAAATCTTCTTTATGGAATATTTCATATAATATTAATACATATAGTACACAAACTAATAATTATAAATATGAAATTGTTATTAGTGTAAATTTAAATTGTGAATTAATATTAGAATATTTAAGCATATCAGTAGCATTAAATTATATAATATTAGAATTATATTCTGAATTATCTAATTACATAAATACAGATTTATATGATAAAAGTTTGATACCTAAACAAATTGATAATTATAATATATCAAGTTCTTTAAAAATTAATCTATATAATTATCAAAAAAATAGTCTTGGAAAAATGTTATTATTAGAAAATATTAATAATGAACAATATATTACATATTCTTATAATTTAAATTTGAATAATATTAAAGTTAATTATAATCCAATTACTAATATAGCAACTAATATAGATAATATTGATAATAATGAATTATTTTTTAAAATAAAAACTAAAGGAGGTATACTATCAGATGAAATGGGTTTAGGTAAAACTATAACTTCAATAGCATTAATATTAACTAATCCTTCCACAAATCAATCATTAATTACAGAAAATAATAAAATAATTTCACGTGCAACATTAATTATATGTCCATCTCATTTAGCTAAACAATGGGAAACAGAAATAAAAAAAACATCTAATTTAAAAGTAACAAATGTATTATCTAAAATAGAATTTAATCATTATACATTCAATGATTTTATTAATACTGATATAATTATTACAAGTCACCAATTTATTATGAATTTTAAATTTTATCCTATGTTATATTATAAACCATGCACAGCTACAACATATGATCAAAATTCACGTAATCAATCAATAAATAAATTTCTATTACAAACTATATGTGATTATAGTTATAATCAAATAAAAGAACTAGATCAACCATTATTTGAATTTTTTAATTTTCATAGATTAATAGTTGATGAAGGACATGAAATATTTGGTGAATGTTTATCTAATCAATCAGTATCTCGTTATATGGCTCATTGGTTAAATAATATAGATGCAGACAATTATTGGTATATTTCCGGCACTCCATTTATAAATTATGCAGGTGTAAAAAATGCTTGTAATTTTATTAAATTAAATTTAGAAGATACAGTTAATAATATTAAATATTCTTATAATCAATCTGACATAAATAATAATGATATAAATATAAATGATTTTATACATAAAGAATATTTATGGTTAAATATATTAGAAAAAATATGTATTAGACATCGTAAAGAAGATATAGAAAATGAGATAACTATTCCCGGATATACTGAAGAAATAATATGGTTAGAATTAACAGACTTAGAAAAAGAATTATATGACTCACGTAAAAATAAAATGAGTGACTCTTATTTACAAAAATTATGTTGTCATCCATTAATTTTAGATACAAGCCGGAAAATATTTGGAGATATGGAAGTTGATTTATCTATTATGCAAGATAAATTAATAGAATATCATAAAAAAAATTGTGAAATAATTAAAGGAAAATTAGAAAAATTAATTCCTGGAAAACCAGAATATCATATGTTAAAAAAATCATTTGAAACACAACTGCATGAGTCATATTATCTTTATCAAATATTAGAAAAAATGAAAAGTCCCGAAGGACTTAATAATATTAAAGAAGAATCTTGTTGTATTTGTATGGAACCTATGACTATACCTGCACTCACTAAATGTGGACATATATTTTGTAGTGTATGTTTAAAAAAATGGTTATCTGAAAAAGAGTTATGCCCAGTATGTAAATATAATTTAAAAGATAAAGAAATATTTTTAGTTAAATCCGTTATCACTGATTCTTTAATAGAAAAATATGGATCTAAATTAGGTAAATTAATATCTCTAATTAAAACTCTAATTAATGATTATAATTCTAAAATAATTGTATTTTCTCAATGGGATGATATGTTAACATTAATTAGTAAAACTTTAATAGCTAATGATATAAATAATTCGTGTGTAAAAGGTAATTCTCATAAACGCACAGCAGCTATTAATAATTTTGTTTCTAATATTGATAAAGTTATTATGTTAAGTCTAAAAAATGCAGCTTCAGGAACTAATTTAATTAATGCTACTCATATTATTTTTGTAGATCCTATTAATGGATGTCATGAAGAAATTAATAGTATTGAATGTCAAGCTATAGCAAGAGCATGTAGAATAGGACAAACCGAAAAAATAAAAATTATTCGTATTCTAATTAAAAATACTATTGAAGAAGATATTTATAATAAATATTATAAATAATTTATTTATTATATATAATTCAAATTAATATATTAATTTTTCCTTAGACTTATTAATTGTTTGATAAAATTAAAAAATGATAAATTAAATATATGTTTGTTCCTTACTTATATTAAATTTACCGTAGCCATTTTGGCTCAAGCATTATACGACAGTTAGGGAACAACTGATTTGTGTAATGGCGGACCAGACAGACACCAGCACGCGCGACAAAAAGCCCGTTATAGATGGCGGCAGTAATGAGAACACTTGCAAGAAAACCGACGAATCAACCAACAAGCAGACTTATCAGCGTTATGAGACGCCACCCCCTACCATCAGGAAGCCATCCCGCACACCACCACCAGCACCCCGGACTCGTCGGGGAGTCATTGATGAGTGATTTTAATTTTGTTGCCGCATGAAACAAAAAATAATAATTTTATTATTTTTTGTTTTATACTATGCAATGTTTATTATTAATCTTATTTATAAAAAACTAAATAAGATTAATAAAGCTTGTTTTATATTTTTTTTATTTGAATAATTAATAAAAAAAATATATTATAAATAATTAGACTTATAAAAATATAGACTTATTCATTTATTTATATAATACTGTTCTTATTTAATTTATATGTATTTATATAAATTATAAAACCAAAAATAAATAGGAACTTCGTTTATTTATAATAAAATTATTATGTTTGGATATAAACTCAAAAAGACACCCTAATAAATATGAATATGATTTTTATTTAAAACAAATAACTTTTCAATTACTGACTTATTATAAGTCTATTAAGTGAAATATTAAATATTAATTTGGAATTTAGTAAAAAAAATAATGAAATCCTATAAATAGATATCTTTAAGAGTTTTTGAAAAAGTATATAAAATTATGTTAAATCTATATAAATATATATAGATTCTACTAATATAGCCTTAAAATATTTAATAAATTAATAATTACATTTTAGACGTATTTATTAATTATTGTTATTTTCAGAGAAATTAAACTGCGTTCCAACAATTTCAAAAAAATTAAACAACGTTCCAAAAAATTTATAAATCTTTAATTATTGCATCCCCATAGAAATTAAACTGCGTTCCAAAAATTTTAAAAAAAATAAAATAAATTAACAAAGTTCTCAAAATATTTTAATTTATGGTTTAAAAAATTATTTTGGAATGCCGTTTAATTTCTCTGAAAATAGCATTATATATTTATATAAATAAACAAAGTTAACGAAGTTCCCATAACTTGAATAAAAAACTATTTTATAATAAATAAGTCTAAATTTCATTAGTCTAATAATATAAAACCAAAGTTTTTTTATAAATATGAATTAATTATTTATTAAAATAAATAAACACAGTTTTTAAAAATATCATAAATCAAATAATAACTAATATTTCCTAGTTTATAATATAATGGAATTTAATTTAATTTTACATGGTATAAATGAATTTAACCCAATTATTAAAAATAATAAACTATATAATATTTTAGTAATTAATAATTTAGAAACAGAAACTTATATGATATCTATATTTGAAAATTTTTTAAATAATAAAAATAAAAAATATATAGGTATTGATTTTGAGTTTAATCACGTTTCAAAAGAAAAAAATGAACTTGGACTTATGCAAATTAATTTGGAAACAAATGATAACTATGGTCATATATTTTTATTACATCCAAATAATTTATTAGATGAAAATTATAATAAATTAATTATATTAATAACAGATGAAAATACTTATAAAATATTACATGGCGCTGAATCATTAGATATAACATATTTATTTAATCAATTATTAATAACAAAATCAAATATAAATAAATTTTGTATAAATTTTTATGATACTAAATATTTATGTGAATATTATAAAATAGAAAATAATTTAGATAATAAAACTAGTTGTGGAATATATAATTTATTATTACTTTTTAATGTTATAACAAAAAAACAATTAAAAAAATTAGAAAAAATAGAAACTAAAATGGGACACATATGGTTAATAAAAATTGATGTTAATGAATTAACACAAACATTATCATTACCTTTATTATGTTATGCATTATATGATGTATTATATTTACCTGAATTATTAAAATTATTTTTAAATCAAACTAATAATATTTATTATGAATATATAATCCCTGAAATAACGACATTAATTTATAAATATAAAAAAAATGTAGAAAATCAATTTTTACATCTAGAAAAATTAATTAATAATATAAATATTAATTTTATATATATTAATAATAAAAAATATTCACTACAAGAAATATGGGAAATATATTATAATTTTATGTTTAGTCATATTAAAGAAATTAATTATTTTAAACAATTTTTTAAAATAATCAGCAAATTCGTAATTTATCATAATATATATAAATTTAATAAAATATATTATCAAAAAAATACACAAATAAATCAAATTAATTTTAATTTTTTTTCTAATTGGCTACTAAGATATAAATATATAAATAATATAATTTTATCTCATACTAAATTTATTGAACTTGAAATTACAAATTATTAATTATATATTATAAATTAATATATAGTAATCATTATTTATTATCATATGTTTTTTTTATTATTTGC